TTTTTTAAGTTCCGTGACCTTTACTGGCTATAAACCCTATATTGGAGTGTTTAACCTCTAGGTCGTTTTCTCTGAAGGTCACCCCGACTTTAACGTATTGACCTCTTAGTTTAGTTCCGTTTCTTAGTTTGTCTCCGTAGACTGCATTTTCTGCTACGTTAGGATCATTTGTGTCTCCCATTATTTCAGAGTAATGAACAGCCTCCCTCTTTACATAGTCATCATTCACCAGGTCAGTAAACATTTGGTAATCATCTGCACACTCAAATGTCGCATAACTTGGTTTTCCTTTGCCCTCGACACTATGTGTTAAAAACACTTTAGTTTGACTAGGAAACTCGTTCTCTACATATGAAACATATGTAGGGTAAACAATACCGTAAAAATAGTTTTTATTTAAAGAATCATCATGAATATATAGGTGTCCGTTTAGAAACGTCATGATTCCCTGCTCATGTGTTGCCATAAATTCAGGTAAAAATGAGTACCTAGATGTCCATCTATTGATATCGTTATTAAAAGTTATAGTCGCTTTTCTACCTGTTTGTGGTTGGAAAAACACTTCTTCAACTTTTTTAAATATCCTAATCCTTGTTCCCCAACCATAAGCACCTGCCGAAGTGTTACTAAATTCCAGTTTTACTACAGGATAACTTTTATTAAGACTAGTAACAGTGTGTAATATTATGATGTTAGGCGTAGTCCCAACTCCAGTTTGGTTGTAGATAACCTCCTCATCGTTTCCAAACTTCACGACAAGATCAACGGTTTGACCTGTTGTGGGATTGTTGTTTGATAAATCAATATCAATCTTCAACTGATCATTTATTCCGTATTGTGTATCTAAACTAAAATTACTCATGTCTAACTTTTATTATTGTACTTATAGCATATCTTTTAAATTTCTTCATTTTAATATTATGGCGTACTAGGCCCACCCGTTCCTGCTTGTTGTACCGTCCCTCCTGGTATATTCAAAGGCAGCGTTTGCCCCGTACCGTTCAATGACGATGGGCTAAAGGAACTAAGTTGAAATGATAAAGTTATACTAGATGAACTAGGGTTAATAGGAATGTTTATACCATAATCCCGATAAGACCCAGAAACAGATAGATTTACTGTTCTAGTCGTGATGGGGTTTCCGTCTCCAAGTACTTTTATTCTTGCAGTTCCTGTTGCTGTTGTGAAATTCGAATCTCTATTAAATCTAAATGTAACAGTTCCACCATTTTGGTTTAAAAGACTTCCGCCAATTCTTTGGACACCAGATATAAATCCATTTGGGGCTGCTGTCGTTACCTGAGTTACACTCCCATATGCAGTTCCTACACTATTCTTTGCATATGCTCTAAAATAATAGGTGGAACTTGAAATAAGTAATAGGCCTGTTCTTTTAAATATATGTGGAAATCCAGTTATATTAGATAAAGGGTTAGAGATAGAAGTGGTTCCACTCGAATCATCAAGGGCAGGGATCGTGTTTACTGTACTATAAACAAAGCCCATTTCGGTGATTCCATTTGTTCCTGCCGTATCCCCTCCGTTTGCAGTTACAGTTCCTGTTATACTATTGTCTGATGCGTTAAAAGATCCTGTGGTTACTGAAGGTGCGGTTACATTTGATGATGCGGTTTCGTGCGTTACAGCACCAGAATAAAATGTACCCAAGTCTGTTGTAACATATGCTTGGTAATATATTAGGTCACCTGCAGTTAACCCAGTAATATCTGTACTATAAGATACCGATCCCGATAAAGACGTTGCGGTAGTTATAATCGTTGTACCTGATGAATCAGATATGGTTGGATCTGCGTTTGTTAAACTCCACACAAACCCATATGCAGAAGTTTCACCTGCACCATCATTAAGTATGGATGCATTTAATGTTACGCCTGTTTGTGAAAGGCCAGATGGTTCAGAAGTGGACATTAAAGGAGTTGTTCTTGGCCTACTATCTAGAATTATTTTATTTATATTATCCTCTATTCCAGATACAGTTACAGTAAATGTAGAAGGATCGTAGGCAATTATATTTCCATTAGAATCTGTGTTACTTTGAGCACCACCAACCACAAGATTTGCAATTGGTATTTGATCTGGATCTTCAAACGTCTCATTGTCAACATAAAAGCAACCATCGTTAGGATTAACCTCACCAATACCCCAGTGTCCATTAGATTTTAGTGGTATGGAAACAGACCCATTGGAAGCAGAAAATGTCGCCTGATGAATATCATCATCCGTTGTAATGGTGTTATTTGTATTAAATAGTAAAGGTGTAGGGTTTGATCCCTGCTCGTAAGAGTATTCTAAAGCAGATGTCTCTGTATAAACCCTTGGAAGTTCTATAACTATATCTCCCGTTAAAGGGTCGTTAACTCTAGTTAAATTTAAAATCACTGCCGCCACATCGTCAAAAACATTTGACACAGTCAGCCCACCTGTTCCTGCGGAATGTAGTATAACTCCACCGCTTGTTGATGTCGTGAATGGAGTCCCCGTTGAGTTTGCAACAGTTATTGTTGTGTTCCCTGTTGGGTACTGTAAGAAGTTGGAGGGTATTTGAAACTTATATTCACTATCAAAAACTATAGTGCCAACGCCATTTGTAAATTGAACGTATTTTGTAATACCCCATGGCGAAATAATTGAAACTGGTATGGTTCCATTTAATGCTTCGTTTGCGGGGTTTGTAAAGTCTTCTGATGGATTTAACTCAAATTCCGCATCTTGCTGTAACACAATTGTTGTTTCTTCGTGTGATGGGAATGTAATTATATACTCATTGTTAAAGTCGTCAAAAGTAGCAGGAACAATAGTGTTGTTTCTGAACACCTCCTTAGCCTTTTCTCTAAAATAAGTTTTCATTTTTAGATCACCAATAGGCATTAAACCTTCTCCGGTGTACCTGACCACTGTTGAGTTTTTTGCATCAAACCAAAATGCTCGTCCTTCGTTTGTAACTACAGACTCTGGGTTTATTGTACCAAAAGATCCCTGTAAGGTATTCTTGGTGCCAATCACACTTTTTGATACAGAAAGGAACTCATTGCCACTCGATGCTCCTTGCAACTGGGACTCACCTAGGTATATAGCGGTGCTTTCGTTTTCTGATATAGCAAGCATCACAGTGCCAGTGGATTGTGTTTTTGTTGTAAGAGTTAATTTTCTAATCGGACCCGTTACCTCATCAAGCCTATCCTCATCAAGTGCACTAAATTTTGATAAGCCATTTACTTTACTGCCTGGTATTTTAGTTTCTGAAAATGTTATTCCGGTCACTTTGTTTTGGCTACTTACGTCATCTGGCACTAAATTTGGCCTACCAGTAATTTGAACCCAATTCAAGAAATAATCATCACTTGGATTCATTAGTTCAGTAGAGTAGGAGTAGTCGTCTGGCTCATCAATTTTTAAAGTACCCTTGCTGCTAACTCTGCCTTCAGTTTCATTATCCTGCTCTCTATTTGATTTCAAAATAACATGTACAGCAGTTACATCTGAGCCTGAAGGCCAAGTTGCCGAAGCAGTATCAGCCGTTGTGTTTAAGATGTATATCTGGTTTTTCCCACCATTACCACCAGTTGTTACAGTTCCTCTTCTAAAATAAATTTTATCAAAATCAAACCTATTATTAAACGAACTACCAAAAGAGGTTTCCCAAAATAATTCTTCTAAACTATTATAGTTTTGAGATACATCAGAAGGTTGAGTAGTAAAATCAAACTCAATCGTTTGATCACTCGCTAAATTTCTTTTTTTCTTTTCATAATAAGAAAAGTCAATTTTACTACCCGCTAAAATAATTCCGTTTGGAGGCGAAGAATACAATTGATATGTATGTTCTTCCATTTCGCTGTTGCTCGCAAAACTCTCGGTCTTTAAATTTATAGTCCACCTGTCATTAAGAGTGTGGCCTGTGGCGGCATCAAATGTTATCGTGACTCCACTAAGTAGTGTTATAGGCGTTCCTGCCACGATTGTTGTCCCTGAAGACCCACCATAACTGTAGTTGGCGGAGTTCATCCGTTGGTTTCTACTTCTAACAGCCCATTTTATTTTATCTCCATTTGTTGAGGTAGAGGTGATTTTAATATCTATTCTTTTATCCTGTATCTCTGTTGTTGTGGTCACCCCCGCATTTGATCCAGCATCATTTAAACCCGAACCGTAAAAAGATGCATTATCAACATAATCTATGCTAGCATTTTTAATTGGTTGCTCATTATCGTTTGCCGTGTTATCTTCTGATTCCCAAGTAAATGGCTCAACAGTTGAGGTATCCGCATCTCTGCTTTTTAAGTACACATCCCCCCGAAGGTCGTCATGAAGGGTTTGCAAAGATCTATTAGACAACCCTGGATTAACCACCTTGTATCTTTTTGCCTCATAGAAAAATTCATTCTCTTGTTGCTTATGAGGGCTATATATCTCGTATATAAACTTGTAATCCTTGTTTGCTAAAGATGCTACATTAAAATAATTAATCCCATTTAAGTCAACAAGATTGACTGTAACATACTTACCAAAAACTCCTGTTATAGCAAATTCATATACATCACTTCCCGTCAAGACCTTGACTCTATCTCCATTCTGAAAACTATACCCCTGCTTGAATGAGGTTAAATCACCAAGACCAATAGCAACACCTTCGTGGTCAGGACTAAAATCAGTATACTCATTCTCTGAAAAACTTCCATTAAGTACACCGTTTTCATCCACATTTTCTACGTTTACGGTAAACGATCCGCTGCTATCAAACCTATAGTATCTTATCGAATCAATAAGGTTTGTTAATGAAAAATCTTTTGTTAAGTTTTTTGTTCTTAATATAGAATAGTGGGTTGCCCAATCTGGAATTGCGGTATTGAAATTTTGTCCAAATGAATATTTAATTGATTTATTATAATTATAAAGGGCTAATGTTCTTTCTTGCGTAACAACCTTTAGGCTGTCGTTTGTTAAAACACCTCCAGATCTTCCTGCAAAATCATAAAATGCAATACCTACCTGGTAGGCGGAAGAGGAGGAGAACCCCCTGGTTCCACCATCATTTCTGGTCGTTTGATTAAAAGTAGAAGTATTTAAAATCCTTCTATCAACACTAGCAGTCATGTCGGACGCAGTAAGGCTTCTTGGATTTACTCTTCCTTCCTTGAAGTTTCCTAAGAACAATCTATTTCTTGCAACAGTAAGTGCTTGGGCCTCTGTAGGAACAGTGTCATATAACTTAATAGAATTGCTATCGCTAACGGCCCTTCCTAAAACGTCATTGTGGAAATCTCCAGACAACACACCTGCAACACTTCTCTTTTGGTTTGCAAACAAACCTGAATCCCTGTCTCTATCAAACTCCTTCCATATGAAATAAGATGTGTCATTATCAAACTTTACTGAAAACTGGACCTTATCTATATCGTCTGATATTCCATAAGTCTCTGCTTCACCAAACGGGAAACTGACTTTGATTTTTTTAGTTGTTTTGTGGTTTGCGTTATCAACATCTTGATTTGGATACATATCTGAAGATGGCGAAAAAACACTCGTCTCACCATCTTTATATATATATCTATATGCAAATGTCAACGATCTTGATTTCAAGAACGTAGTGTCTCTTGATGTATCTTCTTGTGCTTCAGTAACCAACGGCAACATGGGAGGTTTTCTTATCACCGTCACTAAGTGCTTAGAAAGTTTGTCTGTATATGCAGTTTCTTCTGTAGTATATCCTGAGTGGTGCATTTTAATACCACGGTCTACATTAATTCTGCTAGGCTCTCTTTCATCTGGGCCAGTCCAATATAAAAGTTTATCTACAAAATAAACTCCAGTGACAGGTTTGCTTTTTGAAAAGTTTAAAGTGTAACCATCATTAAAGTCTTGATCTCTTAAAACTAAATAAACAAAGTTGTCAGATACATCGTACTTGAAAATATAACTTTCATTATCATCTTTAATAAAGTAATAAAGGTCATTTGTGTTTGAGTCTTCGTATGTCCCTATCACTTTAGGAAATGCAAATCGATCTAAGAATTGATTTGACACTAGTCTATTGCCAAAAACATTAGACAACGAGCCCGCCTTACCCTCATCGGAAGTCACTACCTTTGCGTTTAGAGCGTCTATAGTATCCTCTTTTCTATGAGCATAAAAGGAGTCATCGAAGTTGAGACCCGTTAGGAATGTCTTTTTAGATCTATTCATTATTATCCTTTAAAAGCAGCGTAAGTGTGTGAACGCAAAGACTTAAGTATATCATCCATAGAAAGATTATACCTTCTACTTCTATACCTTTTGTGTGCCTGGTTCCACTCTTCTTTTGCCATTAACTTTTGGTTCATCGGAGCATTTCTATCTTGCTCGGCAAACCTCCATAAAACATATCTTTCTATTGCTTCAGCGGCATATGCCGGTAAAGTTGTAGCATCGCTGCTTTTTTCTGGAAGTCCGGTTGTTATATAATCTATAACAATTGTTTTGCCTACACCTAAAGAAGGATCAAATAGAATTTTATTTCTTTCTGGTATAACCATAAAAGAATTTTTATAAGTCGGTTTATGGCCAAAGTGCCTACCAATGTGCTCGCTCTTGTCATTAGCGTGGGTGTCATTATTTTCTGCATAAATAAGATCTTGATCGCTTTCAGCATCTTCATATGGAATTTGATTTCCATTGTTGTCAAACTTCATCAATCTATTGTAAGAATCTTTTTCAATTAGATTTTTTACATATTGACCATTTTCCCATCCTATCCTAACGTAATCAACGTAATCATCCGGGATGGTAACTTCTCTGTTATTGTCTATAGTTATTTTGGTAGACTTAATTTTAAACGGAGAATCGAACCCTATTTCTTTGACACCCTTTAAAGCATAGTGCAAATAATTCATATAGTAATGAATAGGTTTGCCCGTTGTTAAAAGAGCCGATCTAACTATTTCATTTACTGTATATACTTTCATATCTGACTATTTGAATCTGATGCTTTATCTACAACTTTAGGTAACGCACCGAGTAGGGTTAAAACTTCTTTTATTACAGCCTCCTCCATTTCAGCAGGGATTGCTAGATAATCATACTCTCCCAGTACAGTTGGATCTACGATTAATAACCTGACGTTTATATTAGAACCCGATGGATCTTTAGTAAATCTAACTACGTCACCCTCAACATAATATCCAATTTGATTTTCAAGATATTGTAACTGATCCTGTGAACCAATCATAGTCTCCTGTCCGCTCTGGAGTGGTATAAATTCAATTCCACTCATGGACACATTCCATACCCCCATATTTCTTGGTAGGGATATAGGCATCACTGGAAGTTTCGCAAACTTATCAAACATAGACCCATTAGAATCATAAGATCCGGAGAGTGATATCTTGTATTGAGTTATTAAGGTGTGAGGTGGATACATGTCACCATTAGCCATGTTAACAGAAGCGTGCTCCAACTTCAGTAGCCTATTAATCACCTGACCAACAATCAAGTTAATGTCATCTCTGGAGATTTCTTTTTCATCATTAGGACTACCTCCGGTGTATAACCTTAATATTTGATCTGTTATTTTCCCCTTGGTTATCATAGCCCTGTTTGATTTTTAGCCTCCGTGTACTGGTATACATTCGCATCTTCGATGTGTACACCAAGAGACGCAAGAGCCTTATTTATAATATCGTTTATACAATCTTCTGGCCAACTAATTTCAATACTACCTGCTAAAGTGTATGTTGCACCTGCGGCAACAGAAGTTCCGTCTGGTAGCGTCAATGCGTTAGTTGCAGTAAATGTTGCACTTGATGATGACGGGTTGTGTATAACCTTCCTACCATCAACAACATGACTAAACAGAGGCTTGGGTGGCCTACTCAAATACATGATATACCCAGACAATTCTACCTCTGGAAACAGTTGTATTTTATTGCCGCCATTACCTAATATACCAATTGGTGATGTAACATTTGGGGCGGCAACTTGAGATATCAACCTGTCAGCCAACTGATCTTCGTTTACTATCTTGACAGATCTACTGTAATTTTGATTTGTTGTGCCGGATGTAAACGTCCTTACCCCATCACTTGATGTGGTAAAGGTATGCTCCGTTGTATTATTAATTGTGCCAGTAACATATACACCCAAAAGGTGAAGATACTCTGTAAGCGTTGAGAAGTCAATTATACCAGTACTTGTGGTCGTGAACTGCTCTCTTCTTTTAAAGAATCTAAGGTCATCACTAATCTTTTGTGTCTGACCATATGCGATAGGGGGGATTGGCCTACCGGGCTGATGTTGCTTTGGGTTACCGTATAACTCCATAAACTTAGACATCTGACCTCTATCAATGACAGCGTCAATATCTTTATGAGATATATACCCAGTAGTCTCTTTATTAAGTATAAAGACTATATAATCATGAATCTCCTTTATCGTCATCTTGCTCTACATTAGTAGGAGCAGCATCCATAATTGAACCGTTGCTAATATCGATAGTAACATCTCCGTATTTTTCTTGCAACTCTTTTTGAATCTCTTGTTGCTCTTGGACAGTCTCATCAAGATTGGCAAATAACTCTGCCTTTCTTGCATCATATTGTCTTTTAGATATTACCAAATCAGCCAAAGCGGTTTTAATCTGAAACTGCTTTTGATTGTTTTCCTGAACTTTTACTAGTTCATCTTTTTTAATCTTCTTTGCCATAATTTTAATTGTTGAATTTGTTATACAAATAAAAGAAATTAGTATGTGATCATATTAAATTTTTGATTGTTGTTATTAACTGTATTTTAAAATACTATTGAATTGATCCTTAAATTATGAGTTGTACTCTGGTAGATTAGTAAGCATAAAAACTTCTTACATTACCATAACCTACCGCACCAGCATTACTTTCAGCAAAACCCCTTACATAATAAGTAGCCCCCGAGGCCAATCCTACTGATGTAGCATAAGGATTAAGAGTACTTCCTACCAAATGGGTCATGCTACCGCTCTGATTTTGGACGGGGGTCGTGTTGTAGGCACTAATCACAAAACCCCTTTTATTAATGCTACCAGCACCATAATAAATATAGGCCTGCAAAGATGCCGTATCGGTTGAACTATTCCAACTTGCACTGACTGTGTTGATTCCCGGAGGTGTTGGTGCTACCTCGTCATGGTTATATGCATAAAACTCATCCAAACTGTGAGGACTGGATCCGTTCGGTCTATTTGCCGCTGCGTTGGCGGTGTTTATAGAATCAAATCCGCCTGCACCAGTACTCATGTTTGCTAGGGACACAGGGTCTGCATAATAAGAAATATAAGTGCTTACGGGTATTGTACTAAAGTAGTCATTAAGTTCTAACTCCTTAGCAACGCCCCATAAAGTAATTTGACCTGAACTTGGACACGCCATAACAAATGATTAATTAGGTGATTCTTCATCGCTCAGTACAGTCCAGGGAAGTGGCCTTAGTTCTTCTGTTGGTGACTCTACCATGGAGATGAGTCTGTCTATTTCTCCGTGATACCTATCCTCCTCTTCTTGAGTAAGGGCGGGAAGCCAATCTAAAACATTTTGATTAGTAAGGTCATCAAACAATATGTACCCGTCTGTACTTCCCGGTTTATTAGGGTAGAAAGTAATTGGACCCTCATGTGCAGAGGCATCTGTCTTAGAAGAAGTCCCTACTATCATGTAGTCAATTCTCGTCACCACATCTACTAAGGTAAGTTCCTCATTAACGTAATAAGTCTGAACAAAAATTTTATTTATTTCTTTTTTATAAGTATTTGCCATAATTTTATTTTTTACAATTACACATTGTTGATTTTAAATTGGTCACCTCAGATTTTAATTCTGCAATTTGATCTTGTTGTTCTTGTATAGCCCCTATTAAGGTTGATACAAGGTGCTCGTAGTCAACCTGCTTATATAAGGTGTCGTCATTTAACCTTTCGTTTTCTCTAACTACTTCAGGGACAACCTTTTCTACATCTTGGGCTATAAGTCCAATTTCTTTTTTACCTTCTCTTCCACCATCTTTCCAGGTGTATTCTACTGGCTCAAGTTTAAGTATTTTATCTAAGTTATTTGTAGTTGCCTTAATGTCTGTTTTAAGTCTTTGATCAGAGTAACTATAGTATGCAATCACATCGCTTATAAACCTTGCTACACCTGATGTAGTTACCTCACCAACAATTGTACCTCCGTTTCTAAACTCAGTACCGCCTGTATCACATATAAGTCTAGAAGAATTGTTAATTCTTAGGTCTACTGCGGTGTCTTTATCAATTCTTACAGCCCAATTTCCGTCTGCATCAAGAAAACCAAATTCATCATCGCTACTTCCATAAACATATCCATGGATATTACTATTGCCGTCACGGAATTTAATCCCGCCACCTCCGGTATCTCCCCACTTGAAGTTTAGGTAATTATCATTACCGTCATCATAAAACCTTACGTCGTCACTAAAGTGTAGTTGATTGACATAGTTGATATCATGGCTATTCAAATCTACGTGACCAGACAAAGTTAAATCATAACCAGACTGAATAGCAGTACCTCCAATAGCAACTTGACCTCTGATCAATACATCGTTTCCTGACTCACCAAGGTACATTGTTTGACTTCCATTTTGTCCGTAGTAATGCTGTGACTGTGCTACATAAAAACTAGTATCATATCTTGGTGCTGCTTGTGATCCGTCATGGTTGGTTCGGAGTTTTGTGGCTGTAAGTTGACCAGTCATTGTATCTCCTGATTTGAGAACAAAAGCACTAGCGTGATTCCCATCTACTGTATCAGCATCTATACCGTTACCCGATCCTTCGTCTGCTGCAGTGAGAACTTGAGAGTTTTGCGAATAAAGAGTTCCGCTTCTATAATAATGTTTGTGATGGAAACCCGTGTGTATGCTTGTTCTTGAGGAAACACCTGTTGAGTTGTTTCCTGGATCATATGCAGAAAGTTGAACTGCGGGATCAGCATCTATTCCTTGGGTGCTAAAATGATAAACCGCACCACCACCTCTAAGCCATATTGCAAAACCTCTGCTATTTGCAAAATGAGAAATTTGACCCACCATTGTGGAATAAATTTCGGAAAACTCATTTATCTTTATATCATAATGTATACCACCCCAGCCTCCCCAGTTGGCTTCTAAATCTAATACTAACCCGCCTTTGTGTGTTGAACTATTCCAAGTGCTTGGAGCGGTTTCGTTATAATTACGATGTATTTGTATTTTATGATAATGTGCTTGATAACCACCAAACCAGGTAACTGGGTAATATGTATCAGCATCTCCATTGACAGTTATACTTCCGCTTCTAAGTTCGTATCCACGAGCCCCAACCTTAAAATTACCATCTGCTGTAATTACTTGTGTAGTATTTGCTGTTGTGGTATTTAATTCGGTGCCAACATAATAACCTCTTGATACAGATATATGATCACCAGTATAAACACCTGCTCTAACTAGTGAACCATTTTCTGCTCCATCGCCTTTAATATTAATAACAGCACCTAAGGTTTTTCCATTATGGACAGGGTTAGAATCGTTGTACGTAAACACATCGCCATCACCATCTGCGTTCCAAATAGATAAAGCACCATCAATAATGTTTTCATCACCTGCTGCGGCAGCATCTGTAATACCGTATCCCGATAGGGTAGTGGGAGTAGATGTTATTGTGGACCACGCTTGGTTGTGAGAACTAGGTGTAAATGTTGAAGGTTTAGACTCTACCTCAGACCAAGTTGGCTTGTGGCCTTCGTGATACACCTCAAACCAAGAAGACCAAGTTCCATTGTTCTTTCTCCTATAGTAAAAATCTGTATCATAAGTATCAAACCCTAATTGACTAGCCCAGTTATTATTATCATCATACAGCCTAAAATGCATTACTGAAGACCAGTTGCTTGTAGTCCATTTTCCTGTTGCATCACTATCTGAATAAAAACCAGTTTTATTAAGATCGTTCCAGTTATCAAAATTACCCTCATTTGTACCAGAAGAGTTGTTACCAAATAAAACAGAACTATCAAGCCTTGCCGTTGCTAAAGTTCCTGATGTTATCTTGGAAGCGGCAAGATTTGGTATTCTTGCGGTTGCAAATGTACCTGATGTTATTTCAGATGCTGCATGGTTATGAGAACTAGGTGCGAATGTCGAAGGTTTAGATTCAATTTCACTCCAGGTAGGTTTGTGACCTTCAGAAAATATAGCGTTACCATTATGTTTCAAAAGGCTACTTGCGTTTGTAGTAAAGGCGATACCATCGGTAGAGTCATTCATTGACTTGATCTCTAAAACAGATCCAGAGTGACCTCCCGTATTTGTTGTGTGTGTAATACTAGCGTTGTCACTGAAGTCTGTCGTTTGCTCTTTATCGAAACCAGTCCAGTACAAACCTCTATCTACGCTTGTGGTTGTCGCAGTACCTGTAAAGTTTATAACGCCATGGGCATCTATATTTCCGTTTTCTACTATTTTAAATAGTGTGCCTCCGCCTCCACCCAATAGTTTAAATGCCGAACCCGTTGAGTTGTTGTCGGCATCAACCTGCAAAATAAGATCTGCATTAGATTTTAGTTTACCTGGGCTTATCCCACCCATTGTAATGTCACCAGTCATGGTGCCCCCTGAGAGTTTTAGATATGTGCCATCGTGATTATGTGCACTCGGTGCGAATGTACTTGGTACATTTGTGAGGTCTGCGTAACTACCACTAAATGCGTCAGTAATTCCAAACCCACTAATAGTGGTAGGCTTGCTTGTAATATCTGTCCACGCTACGCCAGATGACCCTGTACTAACAGAGCCATCCGCCATAAGGTATTGTGATGAAGTTCCGCCAGACTTTACAAACGATGTTGCAGTTACTGAGTTGGCGAAATTAGCCGTTTGAAAAAATTGTATTGCCATAAGATTTACTTAATAAGTCTTATTCCATATTCAGGCACAAGACTCTATAATTAGTACCACTTGCAGGTGCTGATGCAAATTTGATCTCCGCTGAGGTTGTACCATCTCTGTCTACTTCAGGAAAAACATTCCTACCTGCATCATCACCAGATAATCCAACCACCTGAATCATAACATCAATGCCATTAGAAACTGTGAATCCATAGGTTACAGTGAAACTTGTCGTTGAACCATCTCCCGAAATAGTAACCGCTTTCTTTTTATTATCTAGAGTAGCCTCTAAACCTGCAGGAGTAACCGCAAGTGATGAACTTGTACCCGCTTTTGTTTCAACACTAGTTGCTAACTCAACAACACCTTTTGCAGTAGTGCTTGCGTTTGCTACATTGATTTTAACTTTATTTCCAGTTGAATCCCATACAGCATCTGTATTTGTACCATTTACAAAATCAATAGCAACCCCAGAAGTAACATCTAAAACTTTTGTTCCATCTACTTTTAAATCCCAATCTCCATAACTATCATATTCAGTTGATATCGGAATATCGTAATAGTCTGTGCCATTGTTACTGAAGGTCCATCTATCTGAACTCTCATCCCAAAGCAACTTTACATTGGTTGACGAACCTCTGTTTACCTCTAATCCTGCGTCTGCTGCGTCTGTAGGAGTACCAGTTGCATTACTGTTAAGTTGTATAACACTATCCTCTAGGTCAATTCTCTCAGTATTTGTGCTAATAAGGTCACCTGTGATTGTTAGCGAACCCGTAATACTAGCGTCTCCTGATACACTTAAATCATTGGTAACCGACAAGTTATTCCCTATAACAACATCGTTTGGCAAACCAACTTGTATACTTCCTGATCCGTGTGTGACTTCAACCTCGCTTCCAGTACCTATTACCGAAACCTCAGTCGCTGTTCCTGTATTTGGAGTAAGTGTTATCTTGGACCCACCACTTACTGTTGCGTTTTCAAGAGCATAAGTTGTGTCAGATGGCGATGTTAATTTTATCTTGTTTCCTGAATCATCATTTACTACTGTCACATTTGTGTGCTCACTGTGAGCAAACATTCCTTCTACAACATCTCTAACTGACTCATCAGTTCTTTGGGTTACAGTCTCACTTGAAGTTGTAAGGGCAGTGACGTGACCAAATGTATCAAACGTCAATCCTGTAACATACGTTCTTGAAGTAGCACTAAGATCACCAATATTTGACGTATCAGCGTGTTTGATCTTAATTACATCTGCTGCGGATCCATCAATAGTGATACCTTCAGCAGTTAGTGCTGTTATATCAAACGTATCTGTTGTGGCGATATCTGGTCCTGTTAAGGTGACGATTGCCCCACTACCGCCTGATACTACTTTGCTAGCACTGTTAATCGTGAAGTTAGCCTCTCCTAGGGCAACCCACGAAGTACCATCCCAAACCTGAAATTGGCTTGTTGTGGTATTGAAAATTATTCGCCCCGCTACGACGCCTGAAAGTTGCCCTCTTTCGGTGGTCGTAATTTTTTCTGGAACTAGTTCCTTAACTGGGGTCTGGTTGAGATCTAGTTGTTGTAAAAAATTAATTGGCATGACTTATCTTTTTTTATTAATTCAAATATACCTTTCCACTAACCTCATAGTAGAAATTTATTGCTAACTGGTTGTTGCTATTGTAAACTACGTCAGCAAAAACCTGGTTCCCCTGAGAATCAACCACCATTACTGATGGGTGCTTTCCAAGGTTATGATCTATTACCCATTGATTACTTGCCTCAGTCTGTTCAAACTCGTAGGTAGCAAACGGGTTATATGTTGGTAGGTTTTGAATACTGGTCCAATCTACAGCACCTAAGTCAGAGTAAATACTTAAAGGAGTATTTGTTAACTCAAGATTAGTGTGTGTTCTTGGAACATTGTTACGCAAGATAAGGAGAATGTCTCTCATTATCTCAGTATTTTCATTGTCAGAATCATTATCATTTAGTCTAAGAACTAAATGGTTGAAACTGGTTACAACCTGCTCGTAATCAGTTCTATATTTTCTGAATAAAGTTTTGTTTTCATCATCATACTTTTCCACTAAATTTTTCAATTGATCAAACTCATCAATCAATCCTGCTTTAGTTGGAGGTGCATAAACATTAACCTTGAATGTCTTTGTAAATATTTCTTTTACTTGCACCCAACTATATGTTGAATGCGTGTAATTGGCATTAACATTTACCGTTACGGTATACTCCGTATCATAGTATGTATCATCATTGCTGCCGTAAGCATTATCCTTTAGATCATAAGTTCTAGCACTACCTGAATTGCCTGTTGTTAGTCCATTCATAATATTGACAGTTCGTATAGTTCCATTTGCCAAAGTCATAGTAGATCCTACGCTTCCGAAAAAATCTCTACTAATTGAAGGTGAGTTATAATTCAGGATGTTGTAACTTGGCGTGGTTTCTTTTACTTTAACTTGAGGAGTGAACTCGTCTACAATTTCTTCATGCTGCAACTTGATTTGAGCAAACTCAAAATTGTGAGACTTTGTTACGGTCACCGCCATCTGATTTCCCACTGTGAATTTATACTCAACCTTGTATGTTCCGTAAGCAGGTTGACCACTCAATGGATCGAGTGGCAAGGTAAAAGAGTAGCCTGCCAAAGGGGCAAGGTCACTTGAAGTTCCTGATATATCTGGGGTTGTTGGGAAATCCCTAATAATGCCGTCTGGTCTTGTGACCTTAACATATATTTTTACATCGGTTTGTACTGCTGAGTATGTTGAAGTATCGTCAACTTTTAGAACTGGCGTACCACGCAGATCAAAAAGAAAACTAAAATCGATATTAACTGTGCCTGTATCGTTACTAAACGTGCTCATATTTTAAGTTATAAAAAAAGCCGACCTCAGTGTAAAAACATTGGTCGGCTTTCAAAACAAACCAACAACAAATTATTTAAGCAATTTTACGATTTCTTCGTAAACTAATTCACCATTTTTGTTACTCAAAACAAAGTTGGTAAAGCCTTGCAAATAACTTGTTTTAGATGACCTCGGTACCTGTACAATAGTCTCTCCGGTTGAAACCCAAGAGAACGTGCTAGATGCCTTGTCAAATTTGATCACCTTTTTGTCTATCGCCGCCTTGCAGTTGGCCTGAATAGACTTGTTCTTATCCTTGCTTAATGTGATGAATTGTTTTGGATCTTTTTCTGCCATGATCTCTAACTCATCTCTTAGGATTGAAACATCTCTAGTTTCATCCTTATTCATAGAAGCGATAAACTCTCTTACCTCAGCAGCAGAAAGTTCAGCAGCAACATTCATTGCGTCTCTCCTTAAGGTTCTTTCCTTTCTATTATCAGCAGCATCCTTTTTAGGTTCTACTAATTTAAACATAGGAACAATACTACTATCTCTATCGGGGTTTGATTGGTTGTAATTTGACAACATAAGATATTGATATATCTCTCTATCTCCCGTCTTATCGCCTCTTAAAATTAACAACCCTTTATCTTTTTTAGTAAATTGGATTGTGTTGAATTGTGGCTTACCACCTACACCCAATGATGCAATTGATGCAATATCCAAATAATCATCATTTTCTTTATTATAAACCCTGTCAACAGTAGGTACCATATGAATTGAAGGCATAATCACCTTTCCTGGGTTTGCCTTATCTTCCTTAACATTTAAGTATTGGAATACTTTAACCTCGTTTCTCTTTAGTTGAGGAGGGTTATTTACGTTGTTATATTCTTTTGTTTTTATCATAATTGTTGTGATTTAAAAAAAAGAGGGGAGGTTAGTCCCCTCTTAAATTATTTAATATTAGAATCCTGTTACAAGAGCACAGTGTTCTTTTCCTAAAACTTCTAGACCCATAATAGCCTGGTAGTTTACGTCAAGAATTGAATCTGCACTTGTAGGTGTAGGTGCAAGACCTCCAGTTAATGTTTCTCTGAAAGAGAAGTTGTTTCCATCTCCTTCTAAGTAACGTACCTGTAGGTAATCTTGTGATCCACCGCCACCACCGGCAGTTTTAACTTGTCCAGTTGGTACAAGATAAATTTCACCAGATCCTGTAACCGTAGAACCTAGTTCATTGTGATCAAGAATTGACAATTGCTTCTTGTTCCAAGTTCTTCCATATAGGCTAAACTTATCAACACCCAAGTCAATCTCTCTTCCATCAACAGAGAATCTAGCACCTGTTAAAACAGTTCCAGATAATCCATTTAATGCATTGTCAATTGCAATGTTAGCAGAAGTGCCCAACCACATCCAATAATCCTTTGGTGCTCTCGCTTTATTCAAAGCAGCAGTCAAAGTAGATAGGGTTGCGATCACATCAGATCCATGGTCATAAGGAGATCCAGAGTTCAAAATACCACCTGACTTAAGTTCAGACTTAAGACCGTTAGTAGTTTGTACTGCGTTTCCACCAATTGCCATATCACCTACAGATGCACCCGCATAGAAGTCACCTGATCCTACGCCAAACATTAAAGCGTTAGAGATATCACCTCTAAATCTTTGTAATGCTTCGTAGGTACCTTTGTACATGAAGTAAGGCTTACCTTTATACTCAACAGTAACCTTAGACGCTTTAGCAACATCTGAGATTCTGTATTTGTTTTTAAAGATTTGCACTCTGTTTGATTGCTTTGTAAGACCATACTTGATTGAGTCTGGAGATCCAGATCCTTCTCCTTGTGCATTGGAGAAAACAACAAATACGTCTCCTGATGCATCATAGTCTGTAGCAACGCCTGCACCATCAACTGGTACAAAATCAACCTCTCCTGATCCAGAGATTGCTGTAATTAGGTACACATTTCCTGATGCACCCATCATCAAATCACCAACTCTTGAGTTTCCGACTGCGGATGTTGAGATACCTGATTGTTTACCAGTACCTGAACCTGCTTCAGAAATAGTGATTGAGTTGTCCTTATACAATGCTTCGTTTACGAATGCATGGTATACCGGTTGGCTAGTAGGCTTTAATTTGCCCAATGCCTGCATAACGTCAAGGAATCCTTCCTCTTCGTTTTGTACGTCTAAGACGCTTGACAAGATCTCTCTCCCCTGCACAAATGAGTGCTGTAGGAATGATAGAGAACTTATATAACTAGAATTTTCCATAATAACTTTTAATTTTTAAATTTTTAACGAATAATTTTAACATCTGAGTCACCTCTACTCAGTGCACCAATCAATCCTTCTAGAGGACTGTTAGGTGTTTTATAATCCTCACTACTCCTAGTAGGCTTGGCCGGATTCTTTAAATCAGAAACCACCTTTTCTTGACCTAACTCTTGGCCGTGAGAAATAAGAGATGAGTCGTAAACTTCAGGATCCGCTGCAAATGCCAACACTCTGTACCACTTGTCAAAGTCGACTTGACCATTTTCATCTTTGAATAAAGAAAAGAACTTGTTATTATCAAGCGTCATCGCCTGCAAATCCTCTGGATTCTCTACCTCATATGAAAACTTCTCTTCACCATAACTAACTAAAATACGCTTGTTCTCAAGCACATCTTTAGTGTAGTCACTTTGTGAAACAGTCTGTGTCCACTGAGTCATTGCTTCCTCCTGGCTCACAGTATCTTCCTGCTTAGTTTCCGCCACTTCAGGTTGGGTGAATTTCGTCTGTTCGTCAACATACTTTTCTCTCAGTTTGGCTGCATCTGCTTTCAGAAGTTCCTTACCGAGTTCCACCTCTTCCTCATCATACTTGTCTACGTCTAAAGAGTATTTGCTAACTACGTCTCTATTATACAAACGCTCAATGGCTTTTGCAGATAGTGAGGGATTTGCCTGTTCTAGTTCACGTCTCATGATTTTTTCGTCAGACATTTCCTCATAGTTAACTGATGTTGCCTCTAAATACGGAGTCAAGTTTCCAGTTTTATTGTAATACTCGACTGCATCTTTGATGTAGTCATCTTTAAATTGAGCACCTGATGAATCTCTCATTCTTTTGTACTCGTCAAAAAAGTCTTCGAGTTTATCAACTTTCCCACCGGTAAGATCTTTTGCAATTCCATCTAATTGCTCAAACAACTTAACAGTTTCTGGATTGTTTTCTAAACTCTCTTCGGAATCTTCCTGTTCAGAAGTTTCCTGCTCTTCATTAGGTTCAGTAGATCCATCTACTTTTTCTTCTGAAGTTTCTTCACCTGAAGTTTCGGCAACTGGAGCCTCCTCTTCAGTGTTTTCAATTTCTTTATTTTCTGCGACATTCTCTGTCTTTTCTTCCTCTTTGGGAGCCTCAACTGATTGAGCCTCACCATTTTCATCAATTACCTTGACTTCAGATAAATCAAATTCTTCCATATGTTTTAATTTGTTGTGTTTATTTTAAAATTATTAATTAGGCATTCCGCCAGGAGCCGGCCCTTCTTCCATTTGAGCCATTTTTACCCCCTCCGTGAATGCTTCTTTAGTTGGCAGGTTGTCCATTAAATTTCTTTCAACAGCACTACCTTCTTTAATACCTGCTAGTTGCATTTCAAACTCATACTTTTCTCTTTGTAACTTGGATTGCAATTCTGATTTGAGTTTCTCCATTTCCATTTTTATTTGCATCTCCATCTGTATGGTTTGTTGCTTTGACTGTTCGGCAGACTGAGCGGCCTGTTGCTGTATCTGTCCATTCTGCTGCTGTTGCCTTTGAGCCTTCGCTTCCGCTTCTTCTCTTTTTTTCTTGATCCTATATGCTAGAACCTGTTGTGCTTGTTTTAGATTAGTTATTTGTTCTATAAAGACCGCATCCTCGAAGTCAACCTGACCCTGTGCTACAGAGGCTTGAAGAATCTGCATCAGTCTTGCCTTTTGTTCTTCAGTGGGCCTATCTTCAATTTTGACACCAAACTCATGTTTTGAAACTGATGGTGTCATTTTAAAGAACTCCATTGTATTTTTACCCAGAGACCTTATATATCCTTCGATTGGATTTTTCTTTACAGAGTCTTGCAGCCTAACAATAACCGCTGATGCAAGTCTTTCTAATAACCTTCTTTCACCCTGCTCTATGTGTGCTAAAGCGTTATTGGTTGCCTGAGCCGCCAGTTTAGCGGTAGTTGTCAACGATCTTGCATCTGGGGTAGACCCATCTGTAAATTCATTAAGACCAGTTATTTGCCTGATCATTTCAATGTTATTTTGAATAACCTGATAATAAGTCATGGCATCTCGCCCCAACCCGTTTTCAAGTTCCTCAATAGGTTTGTAGTTTGTTTGCTTTCCTGTGATATCAGACTTTCTATAGACAAGTGTACCTGTTTTATTGAACAGATCAATTACGTCCATAGGCTTCATTTGTTGACCGCCTGCACCAAGAGGGATATCCTCAAGGGCACCTAACTCAATCATAATACCTTTTGGTCTTGCCTGGTTGATTGTGTTTTGTAGTCTATACCAAGAAATCTGGATTTGATCTGCAATAGGAATTAGTTGTTCCATTATCCCCAGTGGCTTCATGTTATGAAAGTCAGGAGCAAACAAGTGATATGAAAGATCCGTGTCCATCAGATTTGATTGAACACGCTTCATGTCATTACATAAACCAAAATCAAAACAATACTCTGAATCTACAACCCAAGAAGTCTTGTAAACAGTTTTGTATGAGGACCTGACGAACTTTTTCTTTCTTTTATTATAACTATTATATCCGGCTCGGCCGAACCTTTTGTTTCCTCTCTTGTCAACTCTCGATTCGTGAACCATTTGATCTACAGAAAAGAACTCAAGGTCTAATACCATGATTTTTCTGTCATCATAATGTTTGTAAAATTTTTTATTCGAGGGGAACATTTTAGTATCTCCCTGTCTTCCTGAGTATCTGTCAGCAATATCCTGATATTCCTTTTCACTAAACTGATCACCTGCTCTTTGCTTTAGATCCGCAATAGTCATTTCTGTAATCTCTCCAACATGTATTTTATCAGAAAAGTCTCTTTTATTACAGTGTGATACTATAAGTTTTGCGGGATTTACAACCCTAACTTTTACCGCACCATTGCTGTCAATATATTCTTTATACCCTGCAACCCCATAATCAAACAGGTATTCATTGACTTGTTTTCTTTTTTCATCCATATCGTTTGTATGAAAAACTAAATCAATGCCCTGCTCCATTTCTATTGCTGCATTATGCTTATATGTATAAGACATATGCATCTCTAGTTCCTCGTCATTATCTGGCTCTCCAGGCTTTTGTTTCAGTCCACTAAACTCCTCTATGCCAGGCATTTGTTTAGCCATTGAATTTCTTAGATCCATTTTAGCCTTCTGTTCTTTGTAATAACTTTCGACCTCTGACTGAGCCATGCTATCAATAGGACTAGCGGTGATGTTGTATTCTGATTTACTTAACTTGCCAAGGGCAATTCTTCTGAATTTTGGAACAATGGGCAGTACAGACCAATCAATTGCAAACCAACTTTCGTTGTCTGCGTCATCAACATTTAATAATTGCTTATACTTATTGATTGATTGATTACCCTGTGAGTAGTCTTTGATTTTTGGGTAAGACCCCCTGTTGTTGTGAAATGATTGAGTGCCATGATTTGTATAATCAGACCATGCCGCTTTTGCATATGACAAACACCAATCTTTCCCCTTTTCTTTAGGGTCAACATTATGGTTTGGATAGTTTGCTTTACCGTTATGTTTTATCATCCTACCTTAAACTTTTTAAACATTTTTTTAGCCTCAACAAGATTTCCCTTTCTTTGGTAATTTCTTAAGAGTATATTTTTGTCTGCTATAAGTGTATATCCTGCAGCCATTGCGGCATCAAATTTTGTTGTTTTGCTTATATCAAACTCTAACCAGTCTTTTAACAGTCCTGGAAAACAAACTTTTTCAATATTAGTTTCTATATAATCTTCAGTTACTTCTGCAATTTGCTGATGTGTTTTTACCGATCCGCTCATCCCAGGTTTTGTACTACCAGGTAAATACATTAAGAAAGAGGAATATCCTCTATCCTCAAAATAATTTTTAATCCCTATCTTGTTATCCTCGAAAAGAAGTTCACAAGAATAGTAGTGACAACACTTCAAAACATCTTCGTAAAATTGTCTTGCGGTGCTTGGTCGGTAAATATATTCAACTATAAAAGAACTGTCATAAAAATTTGATATCGAATTGTGTTTCTTGTATACATAGAAGGCTCCGTTGGACCTTCTTTGGTCGACAGTAGAATCATGATCATAAGGGTCACACCCCATAACGAAATCTCCTTTTTTAGTTGGGAAAAAATTCTTCCCTCTTTTTATCACATTGTTTGCGTCCTTATGATCATCAAACAAATATGACACCTTAAATCTACCATTACTCATTGGCTTAAACTCAACGTAGCCAGTCTCTCTGTCGCCAACCCATTCAAAGTTTCCCACCGTATATAAGTTATCGTTCCAAGATATTCTGTCTATTTGGTCGTTTAATTTCATTGCATTGAATAGTGAACGCTCACCGTCTATTCTGAATGCCTCCTCAACAGTGAAGGGATTTCTTCTAATGATACTCGAAAGAGCACGATCATCATTGACAAGATTTGCACGCTCAGCCAAATAATACTCCTTAGCACGCCCTTCGTCTGCGTGACCATACTTATCAAAGTATAGGGTTTTGTATGAGGGAGTAAAGAATCGAAATAGTCCACTGGCAGTTCTACCATGAGCGTTCCTATCTTCTTGGTTGCTAGAGTCCCAAAGCCTTTTAAAAGACTCACCACCTGATTCCATTTCCTCGACAGTGGTTGTATAAAGTAATTTTCCGATGTATTCACCATCCAACTCTGAACAGAACCTGACAACATTGTGCCTTTCCCAAACATCAACCTCCATAGTTTTACCAACCTCATCACCAAGGTACCTATGTAGTTTTGTACCGTCATATGCATACTTATCTGAACTCTTCCAATCTATCTGACTTTCAAGTTCTGGTTTTCCCAAATCCTCCAAGGACCTTCTCCCACGCTTAGTTGTTCTGTAAAACCTCAACTCTGAAGTTGGGGTGACACCCTTTGACTGATCATACACAGGTCTAAAGAAGTCTGGTAGTTTTTTAAATGGGCCAACTATTGATTTTGCAAAAACATTATTTTTCGCATCACTAGCGGTCTTAGACTGTATTCCTCCGTTTTTGTTTTTAGATCTAGATACTAAGTCGAACATAAAAACACCCGCCCTAACCGTCTTACCCTGTCTACGTTTTGTTAACTCTATCATTCCCAGACAGTCAGGATTTTCTATACAAGACTGTAAAAAATAAAAATACTCTTGATCAACCTTTCTAAAATTTGGGTATCCAATATCTATTTTCCACCAGTTTAAAAACAAATAATGTAAGCCAGTTATATATTCAGGGGTGCCATTATTCATAAACCACACTCCATTTAGTCTCCTGTCCCATTCTTGAGATCTAAAGTTTTCTAACTCAACATCGAAGTAATCTTTGTCTTCAGCCTGTTTAGATAACTCTTCATTTCTTTTGTAGTCATAATTATCAGGCAATTCAGTTCTTATCCAGACCTGGTCGGATTTTTTAGATGAACTTGTTATGTACGGTCTTTTCTCAAGTTCGCCACTAATTACGTTAAATACCTTTCCCTTTGGGGGAATAGTAAATTCAACTCCCTGAATGTTAACTATCATAAATTTGCAATAAATTCTGGTGTCAATCTTTTGTCTGCTTTTATTACCTTAAGCAACTCCTGATCCTCACCGTACAGTTTCATATAGTACGAATCCAACCTATCATTAATAGTATTGAGGTCATCCATAATTTTAGATTTAATTTGCAAGGCTTGAAGTATATCCTTATCCCGCTCACCCTCCACCGGACTCAATAGTTTGGTTTGATACTCAAAGAATGTTTGTTCGTTTGAAACTATCATAGACCATATTCTGTTGTTTTGCTTTCTTAAAAACTCATCCACCATCTGAACTAATTTTTCTGATACAAAGAAAAATAGGTCATGTAAAAACGTACCATCCTTGGTTAAACTATATCCAGACAAAATAGCGGCTTGCTCTTTTCTAATTTTTAGATCTGGAAATTGCTCTTTAAGTGGAGTGTTTTGGTCATACATGTAAAGAACATAAGCAATCATTTGATCATCAGCGAGTTCAAACGACTTAAACATTTTTATTTTTGGGAATGCTTTCTTCAATGTGCTCTTTACCTTGAATGGGTTAAAGATCATTTTATCAAAGTCTTCCTTATTGAAGATCTCACTCAAGGACATACTGTTGGTTTTCGGTAAAAATAAAATTTAAAATCTGTACACATGTAAAAATTTAACTTTCAGTTTTGATACATCATTTTGGGTATAAAATTTTTACAGCGTAACAGAGGCCAAAGATTATATTTACGCTTAATTTATGGGTTATGGCTCTCTATCAGGGTAAGCAAGTTACGCTTAACAAGATTATGAAATCAGAACGTCCTGCTAAAAAAAGCAAGGTGTATGTGAAAAAACCTAACGGCAAGGTTACGGTTGTTCACTTTGGAGATCCAAACATGAGAATTAAAAAGAATATACCCTCTAGAAGAAAGTCTTTTAGAGCAAGACATAATTGTGACAATCCAGGCCCTCGTTGGAAGGCGAGATATTGGGCTTGCAAAACATGGTAAAATATGGCAACTGAAATTTCAGAATCAACAAAAGTACAATTAGATCTCAAAACTGTAGGTTTAATTATTTTCTTCTCAATTAGCATGGCGGGAACATATTTCCGATTGTCTGCTCAAATTGACCAAGCAATGCTTGAGCCCGCACCAGAGGTTTCTAAAATTGAGTTTTCCTATAAAGACAAATTGACAAGATCGGTAGTTGAGGGTGTCCAAGCGGATGTAAACACCATCAAAGAGGATATAACAGAAATAAAGGAGAGCCTTGCAAAGATGGAGGAGAGACTATATGACTTAAGTAGATAACCATGAAATCAATAATCACAATAATATTCCTGTTACTTTCTTCGGTTGCATACGGACAAGAATTTAAGGAAGACATTAGTGTGGTTCAATTCTCTGCAAGTTTTGTAAAGGACTCAGAAATAGACTTAAAAAAACTAAAAGATTGTAGTACATACACTTTCTATATAGAAAAAAATAAGGTTTACTTTATCAGAGAGAAGATAGAATACCTGCCTACAGTTCTTGTTTACCAAAACGGTAAAGAGATTATGAGAGTTGAAACTGGTATATCAATGGCATTCCCAGAAGGAACTGGTAAAAAAATAAGAAAGAAAGTAGAAGAATTAATCGGAAATAAGTTTTGATGAAAAAATTACTATTATTATTAGTTCTGTTTAGCACATCGGTTGACGCTCAGATATTAAGAGATGTTTTTAAATATTCTACAGTATTTGGTTCGTATACAGAAACCAGTCCTCTTTTTACTACGCCTATGTATTTTGTTACACAGGACGGTGAGGTAAGAGATGTGACGGCAGAAAGATCAAATGACTATGTTGTTTCATATGGTATAAGAAAAATTGCTCGTATGGATTATGAAAACAGAACTAATAGGTTTTATGATGGTAGTGAGCAAAACTCATCCTTATCCAGTAACATAGGGAACATCAAAGGTTTGGAATATTTATTTCAATATAGTAAAGGAAGACAACAGGGTAGGGACTTTAAAAGCGAAAGATATTTAATAAGGTACATTGCCAAGTATTGGATAGGCAGAGTTGAAATGCAAAACAACGGGCTAATATCTCTTAATTATAAAACAGCAGATTTAAGACTAAGATTACCTATTGGAAAAAAGTTTAGTTTATCTGCCGGAGTTGCGGTTAGAACTCATAAGCCATACGGATATAATCCTATTGATGAATATTTAAACTCAATGTTGGTTGATGATGACGGTAATGAGTATCCTGCAAACTGGTGGGACCTAGCATATAATTATGGATTTCAAGATGTGGGCTACGGTATTGACGCAGACTTTGACGGGCAAATTGATCAATCAGATTGGTATTGGGTAGACGAAGACGGTGAAAGGGTTGCAGATACAGATTTAGATTTTCGTAGAAATGATTATACTAAAATTGTTAATGACTATAATAAAACAATGCTAGATGCTATTGGAATTTTAGGAACCTTATCTGCTGTAGTCGGTGTAGATTATTATCACTACAGAGATAACTTATGGGTTCATAGTTGGGGAAACTTATTTCCTAAACACAAACATATACATGGAGATGAAGAATTTAGTTATGAAACCTTTATCGGAAGTGATGACTGGGTTGATTATAATTACGGGATTATTTTTGGATGGAACATCAATAAGAGAATAGGTATATTCACCGAGTATGAAAAAACTAAGTTCTGGGACAAAGACTTGGTTTATATAAAAGCAGGTTTGAATTTAAAATTATAGTATCATGGCGTACGGAAAAATTAAAAAAAAGAAAAGATGTAAAACATGCGGTAAGATGAAATCCTCTTGCAGCAGTTGTAAAAAATATTAATAATGGGTAAAGGAAAAGCATTGAGAGTGGCTAAAAGGTTGATCCGAAAAAAGTATCGTCCTATAAAAAAAATGGTTCGCAAGGCTGAAAGAAAGAGACGCTCTGAGAAGATAGCAGCAAATTATGCAGCAAACAAAGAAAAGTATGGTGATTCAATGCCTGGACCTACTCCGATTCAAAGCACTGTTAACTATAACGCTATTAGTGATTCATTAAATTTATAATTATGTCTGAAAAAACAAAACCCATTAATAAGAAAAAGGCTCTTGAGGAAAAGAAGGCTGCTGATCGTAATGCAAAACTTGCTAGAACTTTAGAAAGACTTAGGGAAATGGAAGAGATGACACAAGCACAAGAAAGTAGTGCTGATTCTAAAAGAGAGCAGAAAGCACTCACCGACTCTGGGATAGACACGGACTCCGAATTTAATCTTGCAAGGGCTTCCTCTACCGCCATCAGAAGAGAACGTATTGACGAAAAAAAGCAACAAATAGAAAAAGAAAAGAAAGAAAGGGCTGCTCTACAAAAAGAGGGTGACGATTATGTCTCTCGCAAAAACCAAGAAAAAGAACAACAGCAAAAAGAAGAAGAAGATATGAACTGGACCTATGTGGGTGGAGATAAAGACTCCGCAAATCAAAGGTTTAGAACTATCGACAAAACAAGCATGGAAGAGGTTGAGGACACCAAGGTTATTGAAAAAAAATTTAATGATGGTGTATCAACCGGAAAAACAGATAAAGAGGTCTATGAATCCGATCCTGGATTAAAAGATAAATACCCGACCATTGGAGAATTTAGAGAAGCGGCTGAAGCATTTAGAGCAAGTCAAAACACCACAGAAACCGTTACTTCCAAAAAGTTAGTTCCCGTAACCAAACAGGAAACTATTACTCAGGACAGAGAGGATTTTGAGAAAACAAACCACTGGAGTAGTAAATTCAATCCGGCCAGTATATCAAGAATGTCTAGGAAATTAAAAGAAAGAGGTGCTGACGTAAGCCCTGATGAACTTGAGAAAGTGTTTAAAAATATGAGTTCGGAAAAGGATGCTATAAAGTGGGCAAGAGAGAACGGATATGATTTTCTTGTTGGAAGAGGTTCTGCCTCAGGATCAACTACAACAAGAGGTAAAACAGACTGGAGTTAATGAAAGATCTAGAAAAAGAAATTCAGGAGTTAGAAATCATGAAAACCAAGACAGATGATTTTGGTTTACAAATGGAGATTGCTGATAAGATACATAACATCAAAATGAAGATCAATGGCGTAAAGCCAACCGATTCTCATATTGATTGTATTGGATGTGGATCATAAATTTTAATTATGGCAAAAAAAATTAAAAAACCAAAACCCACACAACCTGATCTATGGAGCAGAGCAATTTCTGCTGCCAAAAAAAAGTTTAAGGTTTACCCAAGTGCGTATGCAAATGCTTGGGCAAGTAAGTGGTATAAATCAAAAGGTGGATCATGGCGATAAAAAAAATAAAAAAATTAGATATGGATGGTTTGTCGAAAAAAGAACAAGCCACTATGAAGAAACACTCTAGTCATCACTCTATGGAACATATGAAATACATGATTGGGGTAATGAGAAATGGTAAGTCTTTTAGTGAGGCTCACGAAATAGCAATGAAAAAAATAGGAAAGTAATGAGTATGGAGCCTAAAAAAATTAAAAAGAATAAGCCAGGCCCTAAAGTTGTGTCCACTAACGCAGTTGTGTCCAATGTGGCTGCACTAAACCTTAAAAATAAAAACGAAAAAAGCAAAAGCAGGTTCAAGCAAAAAACCTTCAGCACAGATGACAATTCAGCCGGAAAACTAAAATTGAAGAACAAGAGTGGTGTTGGCTTGACAGGTGACAGAGAGGTTAGTAAACAGGTTTATAAAGGTGTTGTTAAGAACGATGATGGAACTTTCATGTTATTGAGAAACAGAACCGTCAACGGAAGAAACAAAAGCAAAGAAAAAAATATTTCTGAAAAGAGATATAAGAGGATTAAAAAGAGAATGTCTCGTAGGGGAGACAATCAAATAAAAAAATATTATAAGTAATGTTTAAAGATAAAGAACTTAGGGGCTATATAGGAGCAGCAACAGTATTTGCAATGGTAATGGGGTTGTTATTATTTCTGGCATTTAAAGAAATTCCTGATACAAATAACGACATATTTAAAGTTATTGTCGGTATGCTTGTTGGGTCTTTATCTGTAGTTATATACACATTCATTGGTAAGAACCCTGAAGAGGTGGAGGCCCTGAAGGCAAAGAACGAGGCTCTAGAAGATAAAGTGTCCGCTATGGTTGTAGAAAAAGATAAGTTGGAGGCGTTATTGAGATCCCTTCAAAATGAAGTTATAGAAAAACTATCTATAACTGGTGAAAAGTTTCAATTTAAAAATTCAAAGAAATAGGTTATGCCAGGTTATTCAAGTATTAAAAAAGTTAAAAAGGGTGAACTAAGACCAATCTCTGATTTTGGTATTACACCAGAAAGCACAAGGCTTGGAGGTACCTTGGGCAATGGACTCATCGGTGGAGGTGGTGCTTTTAAGAAAGGTGTTAAATTTGGGTTGAAAGCCATCAAGTTGATTAGAAAAAAACTCAAGGAAAATAAAAAATAATGGCATACGAGGGTGGTCTCAGAAAATGGTTCAAAGAGAACTGGATCAATACATCAACAGGCGAGGCTTGTGGTGAGGGAGGTTCTGTAGGATCAACCGGTAAATATTGTAGGCCAACTAATAGGGTAGACTCAACAACTCCAGTAACAGTTCGTGAGATATCTAAAAGCAAACTTGCCAAGAAAAAGGCTGAAAAGAAAAAGAAAAGTAATAGTGGCCCAACCCCCACTAAAGTTAAACCATTAAAAAAAGTATAGTATGTCATATGATAATAATTCCCAATTTGTATTAAGTGATCAAAACGCAGTGGATGTGTTAGCGATTAGAAAGTTAGAATTATTGCTTGATGTACTAGCAGCATTAGAAAATGCAAACTCACCAGATCTTTATGGTGTTAAAATGGCCGTTGTAGACAAAATCTCTAAAGCAGTAGAGAACTTATAACATCTGGTCCCAATGTATTTGAAGAATTTTTATCGCAGGGTGATATGGACAATCTATCTTCATTTGTAAGATATATTCACCTAGAAGTTGTTTAGGCAGTTCAATTGCCTCTAAGGGATTTGATTGTATCATTGACTCGTTCATAGTGCATTTTTTTAAGCATTCTCTTGAACTTCTTTTTGTCACCAAACATCGTGTGACACTCTCTACATAGTGCCATTAAGTTTTCTGGATCGTCCTTTGAGTTAGATCCACCCATCCCTCTTGGATCAATATGGTGTATATCTACGGCTGTAGTGTCACAAACCTCACACCCTATCCAATCTCCGGGTTGATATAAAAAGTGCTCGTGATATAATTTAACATGTTTTTTCATAACATTATATAAATTAAGTATCCGATAGTTACATTAAGGTTGACTGCAACAATATTCCATTGCTTTGCAACAAAGACTTGTGGTAAAGAAAGAATGCCACCAATAACATATGTAACCGCACCAACATCATCATGCTTCAAGAGATAGGGGGACATCATTATAAAGGCGGTCCCCATGTACCCCAGTCGATTTGCAATTCTCTCTACGGGGGTTAGTTTTCTTTCTTTTACTAAATACCTAAGTAGTCTAAGGTACCAACGAAACTCACACTTCTTACAGGTTTTTATTTCACGACCCCTAAACCTATCCGCCCTCTTTTCTTTACCGCATACATTACAGGTCTTCTTTGGTATTACAGAGCGAAATCCGTCATGTTCATTTAGGCTACTCATTTTAAAAATTTTTTATTTGGGGGTAGTTTGATTGGGGGTGTCATATCTAAACTGACGTTTATCTACCTTAAACTCGTAGTATTTATTACGATCATTAATGGTGACGACTTTCCACTTCTTTATATCACTCTTCTTAAAGTTCAAAAGAATGTACCTATGGTCTGAAAGAAACAATACAAACAATACATAGTCAACCTCTAACTTATCTATGGTAAACATATTTACCTTCAAAGATCTCTCACAACCTTTGACATCTATCCTTTTATCTTTAACTATTAAGTCAGGATCATTTATTCCTTTTTCTTTTACAAATGCTGAAGTTGTATAATTCACGCCCTTTAAATCAAAATGATGCCTAACCAATAACTCGGCTAAGATCCCTTTAAAGTCTGTGTAGAACTCGTTATCTACCGGCTCATCAAATAGTATTGGGTGCTTGTATTGATAACTTCTGGACTTCCAATAAAGTTTTTTGTAGTGATCTCTGTTGGCCATCACTCGTGTATCGACATAAAGTCGGGCGTGTTCAAAAATACATTCTGGTATGTTATAGGGTCCCTCCATTTATTACCTTTCCAAACAAATCATCCTGCTTCATCACATAATATTCATTCCCCTCGATTTTGTTAAGAAAGGCGTTTCTCTCATGAAACCTAACCTTATCTCCACTAACTAAACCTAGTTCTTCTTTGTCCTTAAGAGGTGTACTCAAATACCTCACATATCCTTCCTCCTCACTCTTTGTTGGTACACCCACATAAATTGAACCCACCTTATCCTCTATGATATCGGGCTCTATAAGGACATGATTTGCTACAGCAGTAATTTCTCCTGATCTTACATAGCAAAAACACTCTTCTAAATCGACAAGGTAGACGTTCCTTTCGTCCGTTACAAGGTTATCCTCCTGAACTGTCAGATAATTAAAATAGGCTAGGTCGCCTACTTGCAATTCCTGCTTGATCAACTCACCCCTTGTATTTTTACACCACTCTCCTCTAGGCAAAGCCACGACCTCTCCACATATCGTTACGTGATGCTCTGGATTCCAGGAAACGTCCATAAATAGTTTCTCCCCATTGGAGAACTCTACCTCGTCATTATATTTTTTCTCAATCTTGACCGCTAGTCTTTGACCAATCATTTCCATAGGTGCAAGTTAGAAATAATGAACGACTGTTCAGAGTAGTTTGTTAAGCAAGTTCTTAACAGAGTTTTTAACTGCTAGCCATTATGGCTATCACGGCTAGACAAATTGGCTACCCACTATACTAGTATTATATATAATATACTAGTGTTTATTTATTATACAAGTATTTTATTAAAAAGTATATTACATAGTTCAGACACCCCGAATTGATTTTAAGAGGATCTAAGGTTATGTAAAAATTAAACCGGCATCATTGTATTAGAAATCAAATAAAGTTTCTTAGATTTGCTCAGAACGTCATTGTTGATGTGTCAATGGGCTTACACCTAATACATGGGTACCAACACACAAGAGTGGAATCAGAAAAGTGGAACTGGGTACCCTGTAGAAATGAGTTTGGCATTGGGAAGTAGTCCAAACGGGACTCGGACAAACCCACCCCTAACACCTGACTATCAGCGTTTTACGTTCCACCCATACACCTTTTTACATGGTGTGTGCATTTTTCCTACAGTTTTCTGCAAGAGGGAAACCATTCGGAAAGGTCAAAAGAAAAAATCGCATGCGTTTATGTTAACGATGCAACGCCTGGACAAAATTGATAACTAACTTTTAAAACAAAATAAAAGAGATGGATTACAAAGATTATTACTACCGCCAAGGACGGACCAAAGGACAGATCGAGAACAGTTACAAAACAATTGAATGGTCATTTAAATTGCTTGCCATTTGTATTGTGTTAACCCTTCTATTTGCCTGATGGTTGTAGCCAAGAAACTGGTTGAGTTATTCAGCCATAAACATTCTATCAATAAATACCTTCGAAGTATCGATGGTGAACTATCGTCCAGAGCGGTCATGGTCTTCTTAGCGTGTGCCATTAAAGAGTCGGAGAATAAGAGTGACTTCACCTTCTACACAATGCCTGATGTAATTGATATCTGTGAGAAGATGGACTGGTTACCTAATCGATCAAATCAAACACCTATCTACAGGGAACATAAGTTACTACTTCAATTAGGTTTCGTTGACAGGTTAACCAAGAAGAAACAATTTAAGGGTCAACAGTTTTGTATTTCTGTCTATGGCCGTATACAGTTAAGACGCATATATAATTACCTTATACGGGACTTGTATACTTGCCTATAGTAATTTGATAAGGTCGCCCCAAAATCGCCTTCGTAGTTTAACGGATAAAACCCTGGTCTTCTAAACCAGTGATGAAGGTTCGATTCCTTCCGAAGGTACAAGTTTCGATATCCCGCCAACTATAGTAAACGGGAGTTGAACACCCCCTAATTTGTACGTTTGTTCATTACCCCCCAAAAAAAAATTTCATGTATTTTAGATCTGTTGAGACGATTTATTTTAGTTAGCCGTGTCGGACGTATTGATTTTTTGTTTTATATTTGTACCATCGTTCAAAACAAATATTAATTTAAACTAGAAAATCATGAGAAAATTAGAGACTTTTTTACAAGCGATTGAGATCATATCAAAAAATCACTCAACAAAAATCATCATCAACAAGCCAAAAGATAACTTCGTGGGAGGGCTTGGATCATCGGAATTTAAGATTGGAATAATAGATTGCTGTGCTAGTGTCATCAATAACTTGACCCGGGCAGGTTTTAGTCTATCAATGACTGACGGGATTACGGAGGTTACCAAGTTAACAGAAATTACGACAACTACAAGATCACAAATTGACAGTGCAAACACAGATGCTGATTTTGAAAGGGAGCAAAGATCACAGTTGGGCATGAGATAAGGGAGACTAAAGACATTCTGACGAGACCTTAATGGTCGAAACGCTCTTCGGAGCGTCAATGTCAAATAATAATTTAAACTGAAAATCATGACAACTACAAAACCACAACCAAAAGTCCCAACATCAAAAGTAAAAGACCCTATACATCTAACACATATTAAGGGCTTAATCAAAGACGTTTCAGGTATAGAGTATTCCTTTCGTAAAGTTATTCCAATTAATGACTGGGATAATACCATCACTAGAATTGAGGGAGGTCTTTATGATTTACTCGATGGTCATCTTCCTGAAGGAGTTTATTTAGATGTAGAGTATCTAAGGGTCTTTATGGATAAGTACAAGGATAAGGTCACCCCCCACCAATTATCATTCTTCGATCAAACAATGAGCAAGGTAATAGAGGTGTACGACTTCTACAAAACTCTTATCAATAACTCGGAGAAGACTTACTCAATTCAGGATATCAAAAATGTAATGATAGATATTATTTCAGATGATGAATGGGTAAACGATTCACACACTATG